TGATGAAGCAATGGACACTCTAATATTATGGCTACACAACTATAGCGATAGGCCGATAACTGAGGCTCAGAGAAACATAATGTCAATATTTTACGGTGACGAATATAGGCCAAGTTCACACGACAAAACTCTTTCTGCGATATCTGCCCTACTTTTGCAAAAAGAATATTTACATAAACCTTACCGCATATTCAAAATATTTACTCTTGAAGCGGTTAGGGGCACTTGGACTGAAGATATTGTAAATCGCAATTTACTTCATATTCTTGAAAATACAGAAACGTCAGTCAGTGAAAGGGGTATACTACATTTTCTAGGCGCCCAACTACCTGATGGCGACGGAGAATTTAAAGATTTAATAGGGCAGATTGATGATTGGTATTCTGCTCTATATAATAAAGTTAAAACTACGTCCGATGTAGATTTACTGGGTTCTTTTTTTGTGACGTGGAAGGATGACCCCACACGAGCAGCAAAAGCGTTAACACCATATATTACTAAATTCAGGGACCTTTTATTTCAAGAAATAAATCAATATCTTAATAAGTTGATTTCTGCTGAAAAAAAGTTAATGGACGTATTTGAAATTATAACACAACAAGTAAAAAAGATGGATGACTTATTTGGTAATCTAAGAGACATAGGTGCTGAAGTTAAAGTAGGTCGGCGGACGACCTCCGAAGATGATTACGATGGAATAACAATTACAATGGGAGAATATTTTTTTAATACATCATTGCCGAGATTACTCAGTCCAGAAGATTGCCCTACGCTGCAACACAAACCAACTAAAAGTCAGATTTGCATACAACAAGACCGTGGACACTATCGTAATATCCCTCAAGGGCCCATGTTTGATACTATATTTACTATATTCGCCCTCCTTGCGTCTCGACAAAAAGGTGTTGTGCCCCTTCTAGATTATTTTATATATCTTACAGATTTAGGCATAAATACTGAGGCACACTATTCAGAACATTTAAACATAGAGATAACTGGAGCAACTAAATCTCAGATTACCGCTTTTAGGCGAACTGTTGAGCACTTCAAAGGATTGCGGCTATTTAACTTTAGCGAATCTTCCTCACGAATTAGGACTAAAACATTACCTCCTATTAATACATTTATAAATAGATTTCGTAGAGAAAGAAAAAGGATACAAAGATAGATTTTAAAGGGTGATTAATTGGATAATAACTTATTATACGAAATGGATTTAAAAATGTCTAAAGGTAATTTTGATTATTTTTTTACTAAGGTATTAGGTTATGAAATGGCACCCTTTCATAAACAGTGGTTAGAAGAAGTACAGAGTAGTAATAGAACTGTTATTATTTGTTCTCGTGACCACGGCAAGTCGGTTTTTTTCCACTCTTGGTGTGTATTTCAATTATGTTTTCAGGAGCCTCCATATCAAATGCTGTATATTTCATCTAATCATAAACAAACAATGGTGCATATGAAAGATATTGACCGCATGTTTACTAACATACCACAGTTAAAGCGATTTAAGCCGAGGGCTGGTTGGGCTGTAGGTGCTATGCGCTTAACAAACGGAAATGAAATACTTGAGCGTTCCGTTGGTTCACAGATTCGTGGGCTTCACCCTCAAGAAATTATTATTGACGACCCACTAAAAGAGTTCTCAATGAATGCTATTCAACGTGTAACAGATTGGTTTTGGGGTGATATGATTCCCACATTACATCATACTGCTGCTTTACGAATGGTGGGGACTCCTTTTACTTACACGGATATTTTTTCACAACTATCTGAAAACCCAGCATATGAAGTTAAAAGATACCCTGCTATAAACCAAGCAGGTGAGGCTTTATGGCCTTCCAGATGGGACAAAGATAAATTAGAACAACGTAAAATAGAAATTGGTTCCAGTAAGTTTACTAGAGAATATCTATGTATTCCTATAAGCACAAACACCATGCTCTTTGCACCCGACCATATAGAAAAATGTAAGGACCGAGATGCAGTTCTTACATCATCTAGAATAGCCGAAGATAGAAGATACTATATTGGTTACGACCCAGCGATTTCAGCGAATGGCGATTGGACAGTAATGACTGTATTAGAGGTAGATGATGAAATGAATAAAAAAATAGTCCATATATTTAGAGCACAAGGTTTAGATTTTAGAGAACATATAATGCATGTTATGGACCTCTGTAGAAGATACCAACCGGAAATTGTTATGATTGAAACAAACACATTCGCTAAAGCGTTTTCTATGGAGTTAAAAAATATTAGTGACTTCCCAATAAAAGAATTTACCATGAGTAGAAAACGTAAAGAAGAAATTATTTTAAACTTACAAATGAATATTGATAATCATAAAATTATTTTTCCCTACGGTAATGAAGAATCAAGAAAGGTTAGTAGACAATTGATTCAGGAGTTAGAAGCCTTCGGTATTAATCACAATGGTAAGATAGAAGGCGTGGGCGCACATGACGATATGGTTATATCTTTAGCGTTGGCTAATTATGCTACAAAGAAGTTCTCGGATGTATTTACGCTACTCGATGATGAGGGAATCTTTAATAATGGCTCCCCGTCTATCCCCTTTATAGGTGGTGGTATCTATGGTATTAATTAAGTTCGATACAGACCAAATGCGGCAAGAATTGGACGAGTTAGACAGGGCAAAACAAGACGTTAAACAACAAGAAGAAGCAAGAGTTAAACCTATTGAGGAACGAATTAAACAGAACCTTAAAACTAAGTCAGAAATTAACTCTTGGTTAGACATGCAATCAGATTCAGAAATTGATGTAGTTAAGTCCATTTCTGCTATGTGTGGGGTGAATCTAACAAGTGCTATGTCTTTTATTCCTGCCTACCCTACCCCTCCTGTTGTTGGCGATAAAAATCTTCCTGATTTAGTAAAGGAGATGAGAAAAATCCGCAGAGGTCTAAAGGGTGGACAGCGTGATAGTATCGCTAAAGGTATTGACCACCTAATTACCGCATATCAAGAATACATCGGTAAATGTGTAGATTCTATTTATTGGCTCCGCCCATATCACTCCCCACTCTATGATTCAGGTCTATCCGAATCAAAAATCAAAAAACTATACAGTGTTAAGGATTCAGACCGTAGACAAACAATTATTGATAATCTTTGTAAAATGTGGGACGCTAAGTTAGAGCGTAGGGAATTAGATTACGGTCCAGAATACTCTACTTTAACAAAAGAAATCAATAAGGGTAAAAAAGAAATTTCATCCATACTTCGTTCTATTAAACATCAAGATATTAGAAAGTCCCGAAGAGAAAATATCGAAATAGAAATTAGAGATATTATTAATGAAAATCCGGGAATTACTTCTAATACTATTTTTGAGAAAATGAGTGAGAAACATGCAAAGTATTCCACACCATCTACGATTGCTAAGATGGCTATGACAATAGGCGCTACTAATGTAAATAGTGAATATTACCTTATTAGAGATGCTATTCGTAAAGATTTATATTCCTATGTTGCCGGCTTTATTGATTCGGATGGATATATTACTATGGATAGTAAGTACTCTCCGAGAGTAGGCATGGTCGCCACCGGTAATAGAGGTAGAGCCTTTTTTACTGAATTGGAGTCAGAACTAAAATGTGGTAGATTACATTTAGACCAAAAAGTAGGAGAAAATAATAGAAGTCAGCACCGACTAAATTTTTACAGTGCTAATGATATTGGGACTGTTTTAGATAAGTGTATTCCCCATCTTCGTATGAAAAAGAGTCAGGGGAGATTAGTCAAGGAAGCATTAAGAATTAAAAAGAATCATAAGAACCAACCGTGGGCAAAAGAACGCCTTAAGGAAATTTTCCAACTAATTAAATATGAAAACTGGAAGGATGCTAGGAACACTTATGAATTAGACAAGTATGGAGTTAATCCAGAAGTAGTAGTTAAGTATTTTGATAATGATAAAAATTCAATAATGGATGATTTAGAATCCATCGTAAAGGAGGAATAATATGGGAGTAAGAGATAGGCTAAGTAATTTAATCAGGAGAAGGACACCTACTCCTGTAGAAAAGGAAGTATATAATTTAGGTATACAAGAAAAGAAACACCCTCAACATATTTTGGGTCCTGCCCTATACAACGTAGCAGACCAATCTGTTGTTGTTAGGACGTGTATTACACAATTAAAAACGGAAATTTTCCGTCGAGGATATCAGTGGGAAAAGGCATTTTATAAAAAATGTACTAGTTGTGGTGAAGAATATCAATCAGAAATAGACGAGTGTTCTGTTTGTGGCTGTGTTGAATTTAGAGGCCCCGACCCCATGCAAAAGAAATATGCTGAAAAAATGGTAAACGGGTATGTAAACAAATCAGACCAGTTATTCGTTGATGTTTTAAAAGAAATAGAAAGAGATTTAAATGTTGCTGATGATGCATATCTTATATTTGTTAAGGAATATTATGTAGATGAGTTAGGTAATATTAAACTACATAAAGTAAAAGAACTATACCGTGGTGACCCACTAACTATGTATATTGATGTAGACAACGACGGTGATAGAGGAACTTCACATTATACTTGTGTTACCCATAGAGAACTATATACAGATGACCCACATGAAAATTGTCCTGAATGTAATGCTTCTTTACACCCTGTTGTATATGTTAATCGCGTTCATGGACATGAACAATATTATATCGAAGGAGAGGTTGTTCACGTTAGTAAATTTAGCCCTAGTAGGCTATACGGAACATCACCAATTATTACTCTATGGAGTCATATTACTACCCTTCTTGCTATGGAGAATTATATTAATACATCGTATAGTAAGGCCCGCACACCGAAGGGTATCTTAGCGGTTCAGACAAACAATATGGATTCACTAATTAGATACTGGAGAGGTGTTAAAGAGAAGTTAGAAAAAGACCCACACTATATTCCTATTATGGGTATTGAGACAGAAGCCGGAGGACGTGGAGAAGTTAAATGGGTTCCGTTTATGCAGAGCCTAAAAGAAATGGATTATTCCGCAGTTAAGGATGATTTAAGAAT